GAGAATATAATTAAACGGAGAGAAAAGGAAGAACTTAAAGAGAGTGAGATCCCCATTAATGCTTAGAATTAACCTAGGTTCTGGTGAATTCCCCCTTCCTGGATTTGTTAATATTGATTGTGAGCCATTGCATAAGCCCGATTTAGTCCTGGATTTTACAAAAGAGGCTTTGCCTTACGAAGACGGATCAGTCGATGATGTCTATATGGTTCATTGCCTTGAGCACATCGAATTTTATTATTGGCATAACCTTTTCCAAGAAATTATCCGGGTTTTAAAAATTAATGGGCAACTCTTGCTTTCCTATCCAGAATTTGGAGAATGCGCTCGGCGTTTCCTCGAAAATGAAGGAAATAAAAAAGATTTCTGGCGTAATACACTTTATGGGCGTCAAATGTTTGATACCGATTATCATGTAATGCCCATGCACTCAAAATATGTTAAAGAAATCATAGAGGCTTCTGGTTTCTACCGTGTTTCTTATGGGCCGGAGCATGAAACAGTTCCGTACAATACCGTTTTGTTAGCAAAGAAAGATCCCGCGCCGTGCTTGCGGGAAGATGTAATCACAAGGGAATTGGGTTTGGAGAAGGGTTTGGAGAAGGGTTTGGAGAAGGGGCAGACTTACAAATTGCAATCCAAAATGACCAACTTCTAGTAGGTGGGACGGATTACACCTTAGCAAGTTTAACATTAACAATGGATGCTTCCGCCACTCCAACTGGTGCAGTCACATTTATTGCGTTTTATATTTTCTAATGAACAGAGTTCAACTACAAACACGCTTACAGAATCATTTCCAGAATTCCGTTTATTACAGCGGAGCGAATCTCAATGATTCTATTCAAGACGGCCTTGATGAGGTGTGTGCTTTTTCGGGTTGCTTATTTAAAAGTGCAACCTTACCCTTTGTTAATAACTTAACCTACTATGATCTACTTACTCTTCTACCCGATTATATCGGCGTTGTTGCCATGTTTAATGCAGTAACAAGGCGATTTCTTTTCCCCAAGACTAGGAGAAAGTTTAATCAAGTTAGAATTGATTGGGAAACTGCTGGAGGCACTCCATGGTATTTTTCCCCGGTGTCCCATCGTTATGTGGCAATTTATAAGAAACCACTTGTGCCTAATTATGGTAACTTCTACATCTTCTACCGTGCTTCCGCTCCAACTCTAAATGATTCGACAGCAATTCCGATTCCAGATGATCATATAACCTGCTTGGAATCTTATTGCAAAGCTGATTTGTGGGAGCAGAATCAGGAATTCTCTAAGGGTGGAACCGAATTAAATACTTATATTGCCAGCTTGGAACAATTACGTGTTTATATGGGTAAGAAAGATCCCGATCGAATGGTTTCTCTAAGATGATCTGGTCAGATGCTTTCCTTGATCAACTCGGTACAGATGCTGAACAGCAGATAAATCAAGATCTCCAAGCAATTTACTTTAAATTCTGCCTTCCCGTTACCCTTGGAGTTAGTGTTTATAAACTCCCATCTTATTTGAGAAGCATCGACCGTATAACGTGGCGAGGAAAAGCTTTAGACCCCGTAAATTGGGATGAGCTTTTAATGCTCTCCCCCGCCACGGTAGGAGGATTCGTTGAGACTTCTCTTTCTCGTCCACTCTATTATTGTATGCATCCAACAGATACATATGCAGTTCGATTTTATCCTACTCCTGATGAATCTTTTACTGATACTGGCGATACTCCTTATTCTCCAACGGTTAATGCTCCTGCATGTATCATTTCATGTTGGAGAACTACCGATGATACTTTTCTTGATCCCAAACTTCTTCTCCCTCCTTATATTGATAGACGAACTCGTAAAGCCTATGTCCTCTGGAAAGCATTTGCAGCGGAAGGAAAAGGACAAGACTTGAGAGCTTCGGCCTACTATAAGAAGAAATATGATTTTCTAATTGAGCAATTTAAGTCGATCAATGACGGTTGTTATGTGGGACAGAAATACGCTATTGAAGAAGGTGAGTTAACCATCGACCAATGGCGTTATCCTAAACCTGTCCTTCCGACAAATTATGAGAGGATAATTTACGACTAATGGGAACTGAACTGTACGACACAATTAAACTTAGGGGAGCTTTACAGATAGCATTGTGCGATCCTGAAGGTAAAGTTATCCTCGAACGAAAGATTAATAATCTTCTCGTAACCGCCGGGCGGGCCTGGGTTCTTGGGCAAATCCAAAGTGTTAACCATATTACTAGCCAAAATATAAGCCACTTTGCCATTGGTTCTAACACAAATGCTCCTGTAACAGGCGACACTGCTCTTGGTAATGAAGTTGTTAGAAAAGCCATTGATTCTTTCGTAACAACTGCTTTGACAGGGCCTGTTCCATCTTGGAATGCGATTATTTCGTTTGCTACAAATCAAGGCAATACAACACTAGCGGAAGCTGGATTATTTAATTCATCTTCTAGTGGTACAATGTTGGCACATGCAACCTATGCTTCTTTTGTAAAAGCTACTTCCAATACATTGAATTTCACTTACACTATCAGTGGATAAGAGGAGAATTAATGGTACCAGAGTGGATCTGGCATATAGCTGAGATCGGTGGGCTTGTTTTATCTGTTTGGAAATTCCATGATAGTATTAAAAAAGATCAGGATAAACGGCATATTGAGAATCAAACCCGTTTGACTGCGCTTGAAAATACCATGAAGCCTATAGTAGAATGGTTTCAAGTTAACGTTATTAATCGGAGTAGGTGGTAATAAATGGAAAAAATTCTTCATGCTGGTCCTGGTCTTGTAATTGGAATCCCTACATTGGGGCGACCCGTTCCCATTCAATGGGCCTTTGCTTTTAAGAGCTTAAACCCCCCTATTAATTACAATGTAAATGTACATGTTGTAACGGGCAAACCTGTGGCAGATGCTCGCAATGAGATTGCTAAATCAGCTGTAGAAAGAAAAGCGAAATACATTTTCTTTTTAGGGGATGATGTAGTTTGCCCGGGTCATACTTTGAGACAACTAATCTATAGATTAGAGAATAATCCTCAAATTGATGTGGTTGGTGGTGTCTATTGTGCAAAAGCTGATCCTTCCTATCCATTGGTTTTCCGTGGCAATGGTCATGGTTCTTACTGGGATTGGAAGATTGGTGAATTCTTCGAAGTTACTGGTCTGGGGATGGACTGTACGCTTATTCGCACAGAGGTGTTGGAAAAATTAACTGAACCCTGGTTTGTTACTGTAGATAAGGATCAGTCTCTCGATGGAATCAATAACAGTGAACAGTGGACAGAGGATCTCTTTTTCTTTAATAAATTAGGTGAAGAGGTACCAGATTCAAAAGTTTATTGTGATGCTACTGTAATTTGTGAACACTGGGATGTTTACGGCTCTCCGCCTCGTTATTATTCACTTCCTCTGGATTCTCTTCCAATGCGCCGTATAATGCTTACAGTCGTTGGGAAGAAGAAAAGACTCGTCTTAGGGAATCCCGTCCCAGATGATTCTGATTATATTACTGTGAGATTCCATGAAAATGATGAAAAAGCTGATTATCGGGGTGATTACAGCTCTCTTCCATTTAATAGCGGCGAGTTTGATTGTATTTTATGTGATGATACTTTATCTCATAGTGCCAAAATAGTAGAAGAAATGAAGAGAGTTTCAAAAAAGGCTGCTTAGAAATGCCTGTAGCAAACGCAGTTCATTGGAATGTTAGGCCATCTTCTGGTTCTGCCAATAATGGCGGAGGTTTTAAAGCCGGTGCATCTGGAACTGATTTTAGTAATCAAGATGCCGCACAATACGCTTTGACCGGCTTGGCAAGCGCTGGATCTGGAAATACTATTCTTTCCGCAGCTGCTGCAAATAATATGGTTGGAAATATTGCTCAAGCAATTTCTGGCACTAATATCAATGTAGGATTCTATGAAGTCGTCTCCGTTTCAGTAGGCGTTTCTATAACATTTTCCACGAATGTATCAAGTGCCTCTCTTTGTACTGGCGTTGCGGCTTCTGCTGTAATAAACATAGGTGGGGCGTTAACGAAAATCTCTGATGCATTTGCACAGGCGACAATAAATAATACGATTTACCTTAAGGGAACTTACTCGGAGACTACGGCATTATCCTTAACATTGAATAATTTGTCTGGAGGTCCCTTTATCTTTGAAGGTTATGTGACTACTCCGGGTGATGGTTCTTTTGTTTTTGGTTCCGATCCTAGTGCAACCTGGACAACTGCGACTAACTCAATTGATTTAATTACTTTTGCAGCGGTAACTGGTTATGTATTTAGGTACATTAAGTTTAGTTCAACAGCGGGAACTAGGGGAAATGGAATAAGTGCGGGAACTACAAACGCCAATGGAGCTGTAGCATTTGAGTCGTGTCGCATAACGGGATTTTCTAAGGGTATAGTTGGACCAGATAATGTTCAATTTTCCTGGGATTCCCTTGTCCTTAATAATGTCGAAATTGACCATTGTACCAATTATGGTATTTTTGGGATGGAAAGTCTCAGATTCAATGGTTGTAAAATTCATGATAATGGTGCACAGGGAGCTATTTCTGGTGTATCCTTTGGAACTTATCGTGGAATTGTAGCGACATTTACATCGTTCTATCTAAATGGTCAAGCGGGGCTAGAATCTCAAGGACATAACTTTTTTGTATATGGTTGTGTATTTGCAGATAACACTGCCGAAGGATTTTTAGAAGGTTCTACTGGTGGTGGAAATGATGGGGGAATTTTAATAGGAAATGTCTTTGACACAAATGGAACATATGGCGCTTCTATGAGTGTTATACCGACTTGTATTAACCGTGCTAACTGTTATAGAGGAAATGGAACTGCGCCAAGATTTAACCTTCCAGCAGGAATTGGTGATGTCACATTAACAGCCGATCCTTTCGTAGATCGTGCGAATGGAGATTTCACGCCAAATGGTGTCGCTGGCGGTGGATTGGCGTTAATAGCGGCTGGTTATCAATCGGATATTAATCACGCTT